CTGGCTTGTTCTACTGCCCATATGTTCCTTTACAAATGGTTCGTGCAGTTGACACAGGTACCTTCCAACCAAAAATTGGTTTCAAGACACGCTATGGTCTCGTTGCCAACCCATTTGCAGAAGGTTCAACAGTTGGTTCTGGAACAATCAATGTAAACTCCAATGTTTACTACCGTGCGTTCAAGATTTCCAACTTGATGTAATCTATAAAGTCTCGTTAATAATAATAACAATAAGAGACTATCTTAAAAGACCCACCTTAAAAAGTGGGTCTTTTTTTTCGCATAAATAAAGATATGACAGCACTCGACAGAAATCCAACAAATCAAAATTTTTTACAACCCAATAAGTTTTCGTTAAACTTTAGTAGGTTGCCAAATATGCAATTCTTTTGCCAGTCTGTATCTGTGCCAGGCATTTCTTTGTCTGAAATTCCACAAAATACTCCATTTGTTGACTTGTATATACCTGGTGAAAAAGCAATTTATGATTTATTGAATGTTACTTTTTTTGTTGATGAAGAATTGACTGCATGGAGAGAAATACACGATTGGATTCGTGCAATGACTTTCCCAACTGACTTTGCAGAATACAGAAACTTGGGTAATTTAAATAAAGTTTCTGGCATGAGAACATCTTTGAAACCACAATACTCTGATGCATCAATTACCATTTTATCATCCGCAAACAAACCTCATTACAGGTTTAAATTTTACGATGTGTTCCCTACAACACTATCTACATTTATTATGGCAGCGTCTGATAGTCCCGACAGTCAAATTACGGCAGACGGAACATTCAGGTACAGTTACTACGATATAGAAAAACTTATCTAAAAACGCTTGACAATCACCGTCAATTAGTGTATTCTCCTCTGAAGGAGGCTTTTATTATGAGCAAATTAGACGAACTATTGGAAGAATGGCGTAAAGACGCCGACATTGACCGAACCGAACCTGGTAAGGCACTTCTCGATATTCCCAAATTACACAGTAAGTATTTGAACATACTTAGCCGACACCGTTTGCTTTCCAAAGAAGCGGAGTTTAAGTATAATAAAATGAAAAAGATTAAATGGGAATATTACACAGGTAAATTAGATGATGATGATTTGAAAAAATATGAATGGGATCCTTTTCCATATGTCCTCAAATCAGACCTCTCTACATATATGGAGAGTGATGAAGATTTAAACAAATACTCTGCACAAAAAATTATGCATGATGAGATTGTTGAAGTTTGCACCGCCATATTAAAAGAATTAAACAGTCGCACATTTCAATTGCGTGACTTCATAGCATGGGAAAGATTTATTCAAGGTGTCTGATATTATTCTTCACAAAAAGAATGAAGCATTTATTCAGTTTGAGTGTGATAAAGGTACTGCACAAGAACTGAGTGACTACTTTACTTTTTATGTTCCTGGTTATCAATTTACACCTGCATACAAATCTCGTATGTGGGATGGAAAAATAAGATTAGCCGACCTTCGGTCGTTTACAATTTACCATGGACTTGTTCCTTACATTGAAAAGTTTTGTAAAGAAAGAGATTATGTATTAGAAATTGATTCAGATATCTCAACTACTGAAAACTATTCGGTAGTAGAAGCAAAACAACTTATTGATACTTTAAATTTGCCACATGAAGTTAGAGACTATCAATTAAAGTCCTTTATTCATGCGATACGCAACAAGCGTATTTTACTACTGTCACCAACGGCTAGTGGCAAAAGTTTAATTTTATACCTTATTGTTTGTTATTTACAACAAGAACATAAAAGAGGATTGTTAATTGTTCCCACAACCTCACTTGTCGAACAGATGTATAGTGACTTCGAATCGTATGGATATGATTCAGAAGAATATTGTCACCGCCAATATGCAGGTAAAGAAAAACATACAAACAAGTTTCTTACCATCACTACATGGCAATCAATCTATAAAAACGACAAAGAATACTTTGAACAATTTGACTTTGTTCTTGGTGATGAAGCACACCAGTTTAAGGCCAAATCGTTGACAACTATTCTTTCAGGTTGCACTAACGCTAAATATAGAATAGGAACAACAGGTACTTTAGATGGTACACAAACACATCGCCTTGTATTAGAAGGTTTATTTGGACCTGTTTATAAAGCAACATCTACATCCGAACTCATTGAGAAAGGACAACTTGCTGACTTTAAAATTAAGTGTCTGATATTAAAATATCCAGAAGCAACTTGCAAGATGGCAAAAGATTGGGACTATAACACAGAAATAGATTATATTGTCCAAAACAAAAATAGAAACGATTTCATTCGTAACTTATCATTGTCTTTAGAAGGCAACTCTCTTATATTATTTCAATTCGTTGAAAAACATGGAAAAGATTTATATGCAAATATTAAAGAACACGCAAAAAATAGGCATGTATTTTTTGTATTTGGTGGCACCGATGTTGAGATTCGTGAATCAGTTCGGTCAATTACTGAAAAAGAAACAGATGCAATCATTGTTGCTTCTTACGGCACTTTTAGCACTGGTGTTAATATCCGTAACCTTCACAATATCATATTTGCCAGTCCATCCAAATCCCGCATCCGTAATCTTCAGTCGATAGGTCGAGGACTTCGTATAGGTGAAAATAAAACAGAGGCAACACTATTTGATATTGTTGATGACTTCCGTGTAGGCAAATTTGCCAATTACACATTGAAACATTTCATCGAGCGTGTTAAAATATACGATGAAGAAAAATTTAATTACAAGTTTTACAACATAGAAATAAAAAATGGAACTAACTCCTAATAACAATATAAAAATAGTAAGACTGCAAAGTGGTGAAGATATTATGGCAGATATCATTGAAGATGAAGAAAACGATACCATCTTTTTAGATAACCCAATGCACATTATTTTTAAAAGAGTGCCTACAGGTCAAACTGTAATGATGATGGCGCCTTGGTTGCCAATTGAAATCATTAAAGAAAATAGTGCGATTGTATATTCAACAGACATTCTTACAATCATTGAACCAAAAGATGATTTAGTTCGTTATTACGGTAGTGTTGTGTCTGAAGCACAACTAAGAATGGAAGAAAAAAGAAACTTCGATGAAGAATACGATGAAGAAGAAGATGAGGAAGATATTGATGCAGAAGAATTATTTGAAATACTTAACGAAAAGAAGAAACACAACATACATTAACATTCAAAGGGAACACCATGATGATACGCTGTGTCAAGCCTTTTGTCAACACTTAACCAGGTAAATAATATGAGTAAAGCGACTAAACATTATGTAAACAATGCAGATTTTTTGCAGGCGTTAATTGACTATCGTGACAAATGTGCGATTGCTAAAACAGATGGCAAAGAAGATCCTCAGATTCCAAACTACATTGGAGAGTGTTTCTATAAAATTGCTGACCATCTATCACGCAAACCCAACTTCATATCATATTCTTTCCGAGATGAAATGATTTCAGATGGTATTGAAAATTGCCTAATGTATTTCCGTAATTTTGATCCTGACAAATCGAAAAACCCATTTGCCTATTTTACGCAGATTATTTATTATGCTTTTTTACGCCGTATTATGAAAGAGAAAAAACAACTCTATGTCAAATACAAGGCAACAGAACAGTTTGGCATCTTAGATGAACATGAAATGTTTGAAGATGAAAATGGAAATATGAGGCAGTTTGAATTGTATGATAACATTTCCGAGTTCATTTTTAACTTTGAAGAAAACAAACGCAAGAAGAAAGAAGGCAAGACCAAAGGCCTAGAAAAATTTATGGAAGAACAATTACCTGAATAACTATTGACAACCTCTCGAAAAGGCGATATAATGGATAGATTAAAAATTGAGCATCACATAAAACACCTCCAAGAAATCCATGATGACTTAGATAAAAACATTAAAGAAGAAGAAAAACATTATGGTAATGATGCATTAGTTACCTTTCTCAAAAAGAAAAAACTTAAACTCAAGGATGAAATAGAAGGTTTCAAAAGCCAATTAATATGAAATTATGCATTTTAGGTGACACTCACTTCGGAGCTCGAGGTGATTCTTTAGATTTTCACAAATACTTCCAGAAATTTTATGATGAAGTATTTTTTCCATACCTGATTGAAAATGATATTAAGGTAGTATTTCAAATGGGCGATTTGTTTGACCGCCGAAAGTTTATCAATTTCAATTCTCTTTACCTATCTCGCAAATACTTTTTTGAAAAGTGTGAACGATTAGGTATTCAATTACATACTTTGATTGGCAATCACGATGTTGCCTATAAGAATACACTTGAAGTAAACTCACCATCCCTATTATTAAATGAATATAACAATATCGAAATCTATGAAGAATTTGATACCGTAGAATTTGACGGGGTATCAATTGATGTTGTGCCTTGGATTTGTGATGATAATGTAGATGATATATTTAACCGAATGAAAGATTCGAAGGCACAAATTTGTTTTGGACACTTTGAAATTGCCGGTTTTGAAATGGACAGAGGCAATGTTTGTGAAAGTGGTATTGACAAACAATCATTATCCAAGTATGATGTAGTGTTAACAGGTCACTTTCATCATAAGTCAACAGATGGTAATATTACCTATGTTGGCACTCCCTATGAAATGACATGGGCAGACTGGAACGACCCAAAAGGTTTTCATATCTTTGATACTGAAACCCGTGAAATGAATTTTGTAAAAAACTCTTTTTCAATGTTTCACAAAATTACATATGATGATGGTAAAACAACTTTTGAAGATTGGAAAGAATATGATTTTTCAAAACTCAAAGAGTGTTATATTAAAGTTGTTGTATTGAATAAACAAAATCCGTTCTTGTTCGACCATGTGATAGACAGTCTTTATAAAGCAGGTGTTTCAGATTTGTCAATTGTTGAAGATTTTACAGATGTGAATGTCGATTTAGACCAAGACATTATTGACCAAGCTGAAGATACAATAACTATACTTTCTAAGTATATTGACAATTTAACACTTGATGTTGAACCCGAAAAACTTAAAACATTAATGCGTGAACTTTATGTTGAAGCATTGAATACAGAAGTGGCTGAATGATACTATTTCGATATGTTCGTTGGAAAAATTTACTAAGCACCGGAAATTACTTTACAGAAATCAATCTGTCGGGTAACACTAACACATTAGTTGTAGGTGAAAACGGTTCAGGAAAAAGCACGATGCTCGATGCGTTGTGCTTTGCTCTATTTGGCAAACCATTCCGTGATATCAACAAACCTCAATTGTTAAATTCGATTAACAATAAAGATTGTGTCGTTGAGGTTGAATTTGATACTGGCAATAAAGCATATAAAATCATTCGTGGTATCAAACCAAATGTATTTGAAATTTATTGCAATGGTGAACTTGTCAATCAAGATGCCGCTGTAAGAGACTACCAAGAATACCTAGAGAAGTTTATTCTCAAACTAAATTACAAATCATTTACACAGATTGTAATTTTAGGTTCTGCATCATTTACTCCTTTCATGCAATTGAAATCAGGAGACCGCAGAGAAATTATTGAGGACTTACTCGACATTCAAATCTTTTCTACCATGAACTCATTGGTAAAAAACCGATTGAGTAACAACAAAGATTTGGTTGCAAATAAGAAACACGAAATAGATTTGGCAACACAGAAACACGATATGCAAAAAAAACATATCGATGAGTTGAAGCAAAACAATGAAGATAAGGTAAAAGAGTATGAGACAGAGATTCAAGGTAATAGCAATACCGTATCCTCCTTATTGGCAAATGTTACCATCCTTACAACCGAAGTTGAATCGTTGCACACCATTGTGGCAAATAAGATTGAAACGGAGGTTAAGGTCAAGACGATTACAAAACTTGAATCGCAAATTGAAAGTAACTTATCCAAATTTCGTAAGGATATCGGTTTCTTTCAATCGCATGATAATTGTCCAACATGTAGGCAAACCATTGCCATGGAGTTTAAAGAAGAAGAACTTACCAATCTCTCTACCAAAGTTACAGAATGTGAACATGGACTCTCACAACTTGAACAAAAATTAAATGCAGAACAAGAAAAATTAAATGACATTGCAGAAAAACAAAAAGAACTGCAACGAAAACAAGTTGAAATTGCCACATATAACACAACAATCACCGAAACAAACAAGATGATTGCTCGTTTGCAAAAGTTGGTAGAAGAATTGAAGAACTCTAAAACGGTATCAGATAAAGAAGAAAAAGAATTAAGTGACATAAAAGAGTGCTTAACCAACTTAAAGAACGATTTAAGAGTGTTTATTGATGAGAGAACTTATTACGAAGTTGCAGGTAATCTACTCAAAGATACAGGCATCAAAACAAAGATTGTTAAACAGTATTTACCTGTTATCAATAAATTGGTGAACAAATATTTGGCATCATTAGATTTCTTTGTAAACTTTAACCTAGACGAATCATTTAAAGAAACAATCAAATCTCGTCACCGTGATGAATTCACATACAATAA